TGAGGGTTTTGTTCCAGATAGGGTTGGATTAAATGTTTTAACCAATGACGTAAATTAAAGTCTGTTTTATTTTCCAAGTAAGCCTCATAGAATTCTTGATTATCGGTTTGATGTAAAGCAAGAGCATCGCGTTGATGGAGTATTGGTCCTTCTTCAGTTTCTACAAATATTTTGCGCATTTCTTCTTCAATTTTGCTACGATTTTCTTTCGCAGTCGCATATTTATCTAACATCTGTTGAACATTGCGACTATGAATGGCTAAGATTTGTGGTTGAGAAATATCAAAATTTGTTTTATCGAATGCAATATTATCTGTTAAAGTTTCTATAAAAGAATGGAGAGCCTTAATTTCGACCTCTTTGGCTTCTTGAAGTTTCCAATTCCAATAAGTAGTCATCCTCTGATTTTTCAATAGAAGAAAGATTGTGGAAAAATTAGACTTTATTTGGGTTGACAGTTGTCCCATTGGGATTATAAGCACCCACTACGAGATTATTCCAAGGGTCAATATCTTCAAAGAGACCCTTAAATTGCTGACTTAGTTTTTGATCATCCGATAGTTGTTCTTCATAAATGGAACGTGGAACAAATTTAACTTGAATTTCGGGTGCAGGGCATTTTGTTTTCTGGGAATAGTAACCTTGAAGAATCAATATCATTCCCATAAACAATAAAAAAACAGCAACTGCCTTCATTCTCTCCTACTTTACAGACAGGCAATTTTTAAGCGGAGTTTTCCTCCTTTTTCTCTTCAATCGTTGGAAGAGCCGTTTGTGGTTCTGGGATGGGTTCAACTTCAAGTTTCATAGTGACATCTTGTTGAACCTCATTTGTTTCAAGTTCGCGACGCTTACGAGCCAACCATGGATCTTCATCTTCTAAAGCGTTCTTTTCTTTCCATTCAGCCTTTTGATCAGCCGCTTGTTGAATGGCTCTACGAATACGATCTTCATGGAATGATTCGCGAACCTCCATGTTTTCACGATATTTTTTCATGAGTTCATTCAGTTGTTCATTGGCATATTCTTGACTGGGAAGTTGTGTTGGATAAGGACTCCATGGGCACCAGCAACCAACATGTGCAACATAAATATCAAACTTATCTCCCATCCGTTTTAATGTCTTCGCACGAAGTTCGGCTTCTTGATAGGTATCAAAAACACCACGAACTTTGAAGCCACGGATTGTGGGGCGGAAGTTGTTCATAGCATGGAACTCCTCTTCTAAATCATGACCCTTCTCTTGTTTATAAAAACGGTATTGTTCTTGAAGTTGGTCATGATCAAAGAAATACCCTTGATTATCTTTAATGGAATCAAAAAGAGCACTATCTTGAGGATATTTAGCCCTTAGATTGGTGAGAAGAGTAGTTAGATCTTTCGATAGATTGGTCATAAAACGATTGACAAAGAAAACTTCTTTTTGAGGTAAGATATCTTCAGGTGATAGGAATGACATACAAACATAGTTCTGTCCGCGAATAGGTTTATCTTCTTCAAGATAGACAACCTCTTTAGCAACTGAAGAATCCATTATATGTATAAATACTGTTCTCTTGGTTTTAAGTCCTTTTCATATTTTTTCTCATATTTCATTAGAACAATGGATTTGTCTTTTGATACTCGTGAACTTATTACACGTTTAGTAAAATATTTGGCAGAAGGTCTAGTGGTTGGTCTGGCTGCTTATCTCATCCCATCTAAGGCGATTCTGCCAAGCGAAGCACTATTAATTGCTTTAGTTGCTGCCGCTATTTTCAGTGTTTTAGATTTGGTTTCCCCTTCGATTGGAAGCAGTGCTCGTAATGGTGCTGGTTTAGGTGTGGGCTTCGGCTTAGTGGGTTTCCCTTAATTTTTGATTATGCTAGATTGAGTGGAATTGTTACATACGCGATAATATCATCCGGTTGTGGTTTATTCTCCAAAGTATATGCATAATGAACAATTCTTAGAATTAAATAACTTAATAAAATGAATAATAATATCAAACAGCCCAAATAGATATAGGATAAATTGGGATTAAAGAGTTCGTGCCAAATAAAGACAATATTAATGACCACTAAGAAGAAAATACCAGCCGCAATATTTAACCAGTAATTTCCCATATATTTCGGATCTTGTGAGATAGGTAAAGAGGTAAATAAGACTAAAGAATAAAATCCGATAAATGCAATGGCGAATAAAGTATAGAAATAAATTAACGAAATTTGTGTTTCAAAGAGAGCATTTATCATTGGAGGAAACCAATGTAAAATTGCTGCTCCATGAACTAAGGAATATAGACCGAATATAATAAGGCTAACTTCTGAATAAAATCCAGCAAAAGAAGTATCATTATTTACAAAAATATTCGCAATCGGTATTTTTTCATAATAGGGACGTGTCTGTGGAATTAATAAAGATGAAGAGGCAACAATTGTTTTAAGGAAGCCAAATAAAACTAACCAATAAGCAATAAAAATAATGTACCAAGTCATTCTCTCTATTCATAACATTGGAATATTAGTCATTCAATCAAAAATTACAAAGATGGATAAAAAGGCCAACCTAATTCTGTACAAACTTTTGCCCAGATCAAATCTTGATTATGTAATTTTTCTCGACTTTTCAATAACGGAAAGTATTTTAGGAATTCATGTTTTCCAAGTAATTGGAAGAATTTATAAAGAACGAAAGAATAAGATAAATAATTGCTTCGTTCTGGAGGGCAGTGTTTGAGGAAGGGGGCTTGAGTTTCATTAAACATAGAGCGTAGTTTCATTTCCAATTCTGGAGGGAAATGTGGAGTGGGTAATCCGGTGATACGATTAATGATATACGGAATATGTTCGTAATATTTATTAATCTTGATTTTCTTTAGAATTTCGCGCATCTTATTGTAAGTTAATTTCATAGGGTCAATACGTTCCTTTTTGATTTCGGCCAAAATCATATCAAAGACTGATTCGGGAATATCTGTACTTTCCTTACCTTGAACTTGACAAATCCATTCATTTAAGTGATTGATCCGTTTATAACTAAAGTGATTTGCCTCTTTAGACGTTTGACGATGGACAGGACGATTTTGTTCCACTAAAAGTTGTTCTTGATTACCACATTTATTACATATCATAATTCCATCTTGATGTAAGTGTGTGAGAATAGTATTACAAAAACGGCATTGTTCTGAAGTAGCATCTACATCTAAAGTTTGAATATGCATTGGTTCAACTAAAGCCAAATAGGCATCTACCAATTTGCTTTTATGCTTCGGTGTTTGTTCATTGGAAGTGGTGACTTCTGGTTCTTCATTTGTTTCTGGTATAGGTTCTTTATTTTCCGTCCATTTAGAAAAGGCTTCTAAAATACTCTTGTTTGGTGGAAAAATGATCTTTTTACGATGTTTATTAGTTGATTTTGGAGGATGAGATAGCACTGTAGAAGATGATATTTCAGTCGCCTCTTGGGATTCAAGAAGATTGTAATAGTCATATAAAATAGAGGCAGTTTCTTCAAAATATTCAATTTCTTCGGTATTGGTTTTTAAGTGTTTGATTTTTGATTCAATTTCTCGTATTTGATCCATATTTTTAAGATGTTTGTCCCAGATGGCATCATATATTTTTTCATCATAATCTTCTGATTGGTAGAGTGTATCAATTTCTTTTTTATAAGCATTAGAATGTCCATAAAGGGTTTGTAATTCTGTTTCAAGTTGAAGGACTTGGTTTTGTTTTTGAGAAAGATTTTGAATCATTTCTTGATGACGAGCATCTAATGTAGATAATCGTGGAACCCCATTTTGACCAGCAACGGTTCTTTTTTTAGAGGAACGTTCTTTAAACATATACTATGAATTTGAATAGAAGGCCTTAAGCCGTTTGTTTTTTGTAATAATCTTGGCCGAGGTTCCAAATGACGCTAAAAAGAATCCCTTGAATACCATTGCTAAGAATCTTCGTTTTTAATCCACGACCAAATAAGCCTTTATAACCGTCCTTTTGAAGGATCTCTTGAATCACCTGTGAATAAGATAGGGTATTTGTGGAAGTTTGACGGGTGGTTTTAATGACGCGGATTGAATTACTACAAATATCGCTGATGAAAGAGGCGGTAAATCCGATAAGAGCGTTTCGCATCAGTTGTTTAGGTTTTTCATTATAGCGTGGTAAATAAGAGTTGAGGTAATTATATGTTGTGAACCATGGATAATGTCCAACAAAAGTGGCCAAGGATGCTGCTAGAGATCCATGATATAAAACACTCGGTCCTTGAATTTTTAATTTTTGCTTAAGTGTAGAAAATCCATGGGTTCCTTCAACTTGCATCATTGTTTTAACGGTATCAATCGGCATTAAACCAATGCGGAAAGTTCCAGCAGCCACAGAAGCCCCTGCTGTTTTGAGAGCGATTGGTATATCGTACGGTTGTAATAAAGTAAGAATAGCGGCATTGGTCGCGGTATCTCCAAAGCGACTTAATGGAGCTTGAATGATGGCGGCGGTATATCCACGATAAAATCGCTTTAGACCTCCTTCTTGATAAAGATGTTTCATGGCGGTGGTCATTTTTCCGCCGTAACGATATTGATAGTTTAAAGTGGTTCGTAACCACATCAATGAGGTGACTTGAATTGACATAGCAGCCATACCTGGAAGACCACTTGAGATTGCTTCATGAGTGATTTGTTTGAGTGTGGTCATTTGTAAAAATAGAGATGTAATTTTTTAGTTTAAACGCGCCGTAAAATTTTTTTTCTCCATTAATAGTACAACACAATCAATGTCAGGAGGTCTAGTTCAACTCGTCGCTTATGGTGCTCAAGATGTTTACCTAACCGGTAACCCCCAAATCACTTTCTTCAAGACTGTGTACCGCCGCCACACCAACTTCGCCATGGAATCCATTGAACAAACCTTCAATGGATCCGCCGATTTTGGCAAACGCGTTACCTGCACGATCTCCCGCAACGGTGATCTCATCAGCCGCATCTACCTACAAGCCACTCTACCAGGTCTAAGCCAAACCAACGCCGCGTACGTTCCTTACACTGGTCTAGTCCTTGTCAAGAGCGTTGAACTAGAAATCGGTGGCCAACGCATTGACAAACACTACGGTGACTGGCTCTACATCTGGAATGAACTATCTCTACCCAGTTCCAAGAAACTTGGCTACAAGACCATGGTTGGCGAACAAACTCAATTCGATGTTGCCGCTCAAAACGTCTATGTTCCCCTTGAATTCTGGTTCTGCCGCAACCCAGGTCTAGCTCTACCCCTCATTGCCCTACAATACCACGAAGTCAAGATCAACCTTGAATTCCGCCCTTACACCGATATGATCGTTGTCAGCGGTGGACTCGCCCCAACTTCAGTTTCTCTACTATATGCCTCTCTATGGGTTGATTACATCTTCTTGGATACCGATGAACGCCGCCGCTTTGCACAACTAAGCCACGAATACCTCATCGAACAACTCCAATTCACCGGTGATGAA